CCATGAATCTAAAGAATGGTGAGTTGGGTGGCATAAGAGCCAGTGACAATTTGGATGCTAAGTTATTTACACCTCTCGCACCTATGCCTTGAAACGGAGTGTATAAATCACTTGTTTCGTTATGCACATCAGGTGGTATGAGCGATGGTATTGTTAGTTCCGAGCAGTCTCTGGCTCTATCTAAGTAAGATTGTCTTGTCTGTTCGAGTTGTCGGTAACGAGCTTCTGCTGTTCCTATACTCATTTAATTCTCACTTGTTAATTTGAAGACCAGTGTTCTTATCTATGTTTGATAAAGTAGGGTCTAAGTCTACTCTGAGTTGTGATGTCCCTTTCGCCTTATCCTGTACTGCGCCTTTTTCAGCAGCTTCACCACTTTCAGGTGATGATGGGTCATACATATTTGTAAGAACAGGATTTGGTGCAGGTGGGGCTGCAGGTGGCGGGGCTGGTTCGGGGGATTTACTGCCTCCAAAGCACATAATATTATTCTCCTAGTGATGAAGCCAATTGGTCTTCGTGGATTGTATTTAAGAAATCGATAATTGAGCGTTGTCCTCCACGCCACATAAGTTCTTGATAGTTTTCATCAAGACTTGGACTTTTATCTGGGAAGCGTTTGTTTAATTCATCGATTAGTTCATTCGAAACGTGTGGAAACATATGTATTCCTCTTTAGTGCAACTAACAAAACTTGCCCCATTTAGGGACAAGCTAAGTCGTTAATTATTATTCACAGCTCTTTTGACCTGTATCTGGGTCAATAAAACAAGCCTCTGCTTTTGGTGTTTCTTTAGATGGAACTTCATTCAAAATTCCGTATCTTTTTCCAGATGCACGAAAGGTCGTGATACCTTTGCATCCAGCTTTCCAAGCATCAAAGTATAGCTCTTTGAATTCATCATAGCTGACACTATCTCCAACATTACATGTCTTTGAAACTGCGCTATCTACAAATTGAGAAGTCAAAGCGAGTACCGCAAGATGGTCTTTAGCTGAGATTTCATTAGCAGTTCGCCCATGCACACCGTGTCGATATGCATAATCTTCTACTCGTTCTACTTGGTGTCCATCAAATTGTTGGATAGTTCTATCAAAGAAAAGTGCAAAAGGTGGTTCAATACCACTGCTTACATTATCTGCAGTCAGTGAAATCGTTCCTGTTGGTGCAATAGAAGTGAGGTGTGAATTCCTTATACCATTGGTCTTAATCTTATCTTTAACCCAATCAGGCAAGGTCTGGATAAATCTACTCTTCATGTATTGCTCTTCATCATAAAGAGGAAATGCACCCTTCTCTGCAGCTAAATCTGCACTTGTAGAATATGTAAAGTCCCTAAGGGTTCTCAGAATGTCTTCTGCAAATTCCATAAATTCTTCTGATGCATAGGGTTTGCCACACATTTCAGCTGCGTTTGCTAAACCTGTAATGCCTAGACCCATGCGTCTTTTGTTTTCTGCTTCTACCTTTTGTGCTTCAAGTGGATAGATTGTTCTATCAACCACATTATCCATGGCTCGAACTACTGTTCCAATATCATTGATATAAAGCTCAAAGTTAAACTCACCATCAATTACATATTTTGTAAGGTTAAATGAGCCAAGCAGACATGCACCATATGCTGGTAATGGCTGTTCCCCACATGGATTGGTAGCTTCTATCTGCTCGCAATAGTGCAGATTGTTCATATTATTAATGGTATCTATGAACAGCACACCAGGCTCTGCCCAATCCCAAGTCGACCTCATAATCATATCCCAAAGGGCTACAGGGTCTACTTCACGGTGTACTTTTCCTTCAAACTTTAAGGGAAATGGTTTGTTTTGCTCAAGGCATTCCATAAACTCATCAGTCACACCTACAGAAATATTGAAACCCGCAAGTGAACTACCATCATTCTTAGCTGTTATGAATTGTTCAATGTCAGGGTGGTCAATTCTTAAAACTCCCATTTGTGCGCCACGTCTTGCACCACTGCTTGCGATGGTCTGACAGACAGCATCAAATATTTGCATGAAAGAAACTGCACCAGAGGCTTGGCTTTCTAGGGATTTGATACGGTCACCTCGTGGACGCAAGCGGCTGAAATCATATCCGATGCCACCGCCACGTCGCATTGTTTCAGCAGCTTCAGTGGCTCGCTGCATGATGCAATCCATGCTGTCATCAATAGTGCCAGACACAAAGCAATTATAAGCCGTGGTTTGACGTGCTGCACCCATCGCATTTTGCACACGACCTGCAGGTAGAAATCGCATGTATCGCATGGCATCTTTAAAGTCTTCAAAGTGCGTTGCATCATCCTTGAGAGCGTCTGCGATACGCACAACTTTTGAGTAAAAATCTTCGCCTGTTTGGCGGTATTTAACTTTATCAATTTCTTCTGAAATAGGCATTGATGGGCCATAAGGTTGGTTGTGATTTAGGTTCATCTTTTATCACCATTGCCTTTCAGTTTACCTCGTTGTTTTCGGGATTGAAGTTTAGCGATATTTTCTGCTGCTAATTCTGATAATGGCTTGTTATGGATACGAGCCAATTCCGAAATAAACCAAAGAACATCTCCACACTCAGCTAAGATGTCTTCCATAGGATAGGGTCTATCTGAGCGATAATACTTGGCAATGTGTCCTGCAACTTCACCTGCTTCTGAAGCAAGTCCAAGGCTTAAATACTCAAGTGCAGTCTTCTTTGGGGATATTGCAGTAGTCTCTGCAGCCTTTTGATAATCGTCGAATGTATTCATATAGTTACTAGACACTCCTAATCTAATTGTTCGATACGCATCTCGCAATATCGTATTGTTTTTTGCAGGTCAGTTATTTCTGATTGCACTTGTGTTTGGTTTGGATACAGCTTCATACCAGCACGACTTGCGTACTTGATAATGTTGCCTCTCCAAAATTCCATTTCGTTAAGCATGATGTATTCAGCAGGTTCTATTCTGTAGTTCGAATAGTGTTGCGGATTAATCACTTCTTCATTCAGTTTGGTGTCCATGGGATTACCTCTTTTGTTTCAAAATTGTATTCGGATGCACGACAAATACGAGCGACTTGCGCTTGAATAAGAGCCACCTCTTCTGACAATTTTTTCTTTTTGAAAGTTGCTAATGTTGCGTCCCAAAGGTCAGCACTTGTTTCACAATCTGCTAAAATTTTTTCTGCAGTTTTTGGCCCTATGCTGGGGCATCCAGAATAGTTGTCACTAGCGTCACCACAAAGGGTCTGCATCATGTGATTATAGTCAGCTTCGAACTCTGTAATTGTTCTCGCTTTTGTATCTTTAGCGGGGTTAAAAATTTTACATGGAATTGTATTGAGGTCTTTATCCTCTGAGACAATGATACAATCTTCTTTTGAAGATGTAGCTGTAATGCCTAGCAAGTCGTCTGCTTCTAATCCCTCAATGATAATGGCATTGAACTGCGCTTGCATCCAATTACGCAGAAACTGAAGAAGCATTGGCTTACGCTTATCGTCTCTGTTGGCCTTATATGATGGGAGTATTTTCTTTCTCCAGTTGTTTTTCCCAGTTAAATATAGGGATGTGTAACCCTCACCCAGAACTTTAGGTAGGTAAGCGAAGTAATTTAAACAGTATTCCATGGCATCATGCTCATAGGCATGAAGCGTCCATAGGCCATCACCCCAATTGGTAGGCTGTTCTGCTGCAGTAGCTGCTTTGAAAGCCACAATGTCTGCATCGACTAGAAACTTTGTCATTGTATCTCACCTCTCTGCCCACGCATGATTTTAGGTACACGCTGTGTCTCCAGCATTGTGTTCAAACAAATACTCGCAGCGGTGTGCGTAATTTGCTTCATGTGTTCATCATTTTTTAAACACGACTTATTTAAAGCGGCTATGCACTCGCTCATTGTAGCCACTACAGCTACGTCAAAATCAACTTCTGTCATATATATCCTATGGGTTTGGTTTAATATTAAACTAATATTTATTTGATGAATTTTTTCTCACTATTGAAGTGAACAATTCGATGACAATTGGCACAAAGTAAGTGGCATTTGTCTGCTTCTTTTTTGATGGCTTCCCACTTTCTACCCATATTACGTTGGGATAAAGGGAAGTTCTTTTGCTTTGGGTCTTTATGATGAAAGTCAAAGGCGACGTATTGTGGTGATGTCTTGCACCTCTCACATACGCCGCCCTTATAAGCGACTAAATCACGCCTACGCTTGTTGCGTTTACTTCTTTGATTGTCAGTGGGTGTCTGCCCATGTCTGACCCTGCTTGTATTCACCCGTGAGCGGGCATCGCAGTTCGTAGTATTCCCCAGCAAGTTCAAAAGATTTGACTGCTTCTCGTCCGACAATATCGGCTAACTCCTTTTTGCATATGACTTGGATTTCGTCATGGACATGCGCCACAAGGGCGTAGTCCTTTCCAAATTCGTAGCCCATGCGGGTTAAGTTTTCGTAAAATATGACTGTTGCTCTCTTGGCTAGGATTGCCCCAGCTGATTGCAACAAAAAGTTTAAGGAACTATGTTCAGACCTACATGGTGGAAGTTTACGCCCATCCAATCCAGTTAATGAACCCTTTGTTTTAATGCTATGTATTACTGCTTGGCGCAGCATCTTGATAGCTGGGATGGCCTTCATGAACTTATTAATAAGTTTTTTACCTTCCGTCTCACTACCTCCGACAATAGAACCAATCTTTGCAGCACCTGCCCCATAAATAAGCGCATACCCGAACTGTTTTCCACTGGCTCTGTCAGGTAAACCAGCTGCTTTTTGATTCATTGTATGCACGTCACCAGAGGAAACCTCATTGGCATAGATACCATCATCATATTTAGCCATATAGTGAGCTAAACATACTAATTCTAAAGATGATAAGTCTGCACCAACTAGCGCATAACCCTCTGGTGCATAGAATAATGCACGGCATTCTTTGCCATAAGGCGCACGTACACTGGGTGTTTGGGAAACATTTGGCCTATTGTGTGTGCAGCGGAAGGTTGCAGTGCCTGATGTAACCACCTGACCATGCATTTTTCCGTTACGCACTAGCTTGAGCCAGGCATTTTGCCCAGTTGCGAGCTGTCCTATGCGTTTATTTAAGAGAAGAAACTCACATAAAAGCTCTGCTTCTTTATAATCGAGCTGTTTTAGAACGTCTTCATCCACTTTAGGCTTACC